ACAATTTTAAACGAACGCGATGGCACAACAGGTTCATGCAGTGCAACTCTCCCCACGACTCCGAAATGACGTCCTACTCCAGCTAACAAAGCGCTCCCTCATGACAATTGATACTGGAACGATACTTCAACAAGTCGAACTACCCTTGAACTTATTCCTGCTCGGTGTGTGTTTTGTTGGCGATGGCGATGTTCCATATCTACTGATCAGGCAGATTGCAGGATACACGTGGCACATCGATCCAGGGTATGGCATTGAGATGTATGAGGTCGACGTTGGCGAGGAGATGCCTGTACTACAAGCTAGAATTGACTCACTTGCATACGTTATGACTATTGATGAAAGAGATTACCTGTATCCAGTCATTACAGTCGACGAGGATGGTCGAACGCTAAACATCAACTATACCGACGATCCTTCGCTACGTCATGATGTCGATACGTATGCCAGACTTTCTCGTGAGCTTCAACTTGTTCGCGACGACATTTCTGTTCGCTCGCACGATCGAAGGCCCGACTCTCCAAGCATCTATTCTGACCAAAGGTCCCGCCCTAACACACCTCCCCGCCCAATCACTCCGCCCTATCTTCGCGACTATGATGTTGAATCTGAGGATGATACAGAGGATGGATTCGTTCGAATATCGTATGCCTCACTTCGTGCAGCGTACCGTCCACCCAACACAACGACAACATTAGTTAGGTCAATGTTGTATAACCCGATTCCTGTTCCGCCCCCTCAACCTCTTGAGACCAGATGGTCAACCTTCTATGCTATGGACGCTGACTTACGACATAAAATACGTCACTCGTTAAACTTTCCACTGTCGCATGGTGAATGGCGATTGTCTGATAACGCGCTACGAGGTGTAGGAATGATGCCAAGACCTAGTGGAGGTGTGTACCAACATATTTCTCATATGTGCAATGATCCCGAGTCTCGTTTACTTCAATCGACTGAGTGGGAGCACATGATATACATGATTGATAAGCGATACATTGATCTAGGAGCTGTGTGTTCGAACGGACTTGGTGCCACGGTTCTATCGATTGACGCCGCCACATCACTCGAGATGGCTAAGGATGTCCTGTATTTGTTTGGGCGCGCAGTTGTCACTTTTCGCGAGTGGAAACGTGAAACAGCTGATGAAAACGAACTTCTCATGAGAGTATTCCCAGACAAAATCATCACGGTAGTTGACTATTCTTATCTTAACACATTTAAGTACAGAATCGATCAACGTGAGAACGTGCGCATGGTGCTTGGTTTAATCAATGGTGCACTGTCAGATTCAAATCGCGAAGAGTGGGCTTCCGTGTTGGCGTTAATATATATGGTTACTAACAGACAGCTTCCAGGAAGTCAGGATGCAGGAGTTGATGACATACATGTTCTTTTAAGGCCGCCTGAGTCGGGACTATCCTATCTCGTCTTGTTGGCACTAATCATAGTTGTTTCGGACCGGTGAGATTCCTGATGAACCTGACCGAGGGACGTTCTATTGCAGAC